TTTTACAGATACCAAGCTGAAAACTATTATTTTGTAGATCAAAATATCTACAGTCGTTACAATAAACACTATCCACTTTAAGTCTCCTTACTTAATTTGGCTAGAAACCCCAAAGATTTACCGATCAATGGGGTTTCGCTTTTTTACATACTATCTTGGACGTGCTCTACACGCTTGTGGTCATAAACGCAAGACTCACCCATGTGGCCCTTGCACTCACCGACCATGCCGTCTTGCTTACCCATGTGGCTTGCTTCACGCATTCCAATGCCGTCGGCCTTACCTAATGCTACACCGCCAACTAGGGGCATTTTGCGCTCACCAGATGTGTCAGAAGAATCAGCTCCTTTAGGCAATTTCTCGCCAGACATGCCTTTAGTGCCCTTCATGCTGTTTACGCCAGTCATTTTGTTAAATGATGTTGGACCTAGTTTCTTTTCGCCAGTAGTGTCGCTAGATTTAGCGCCCTTTGGCTCTTTTTCCATGTTGTAATAACCCATTTTTGTTCCTTGCAAGTTTAAAAATTGGAATTGTTATTCTCTCATTATATCGAGTTTTGTCAAGTCATATCAATTGTCACAATAAAATGTTATAAACTGGATATGAAAAATCTTCCAAATGCCGATCACATAATGTATTTTGACAAACAAATATGTTATTGGCAAGTCATTTTAGGACTAAATTGTTGGCGTTTGGAACGTAATCCAAAGATGTCCTCAGCAATGGCTGACGTACAAATAGACCACGGTTCTAAACTTGCCGTTTACCGCATAGGCAATTTTGGCGGTTGCTCCATAGACAAAGAGAGCTTATCCCTCACAGCTCTGCACGAATGCTTACACGTCCTTTTACACGACCTTATCCGCACAGCGCAAAACCGAGGATCTGATGAAGACCTGGATGCAGCTGAACACGCAGTTATTAATGTACTCGAAAAGGTAATTTATGGTAGGCACAACGAAGGTATCTGACCAGGAAATTTTAGATGCTTATATGAGACTTGGCAGCCACGAAAAGGTTGCTGAGTATTTATCTTTAGATATACGATCACTTAGACGTAGACGTGTAAGAATGGAGAACGCAGGTTTTGTATTTGTAGCAAAAAAACATTTTGATGCGCATGCAATAGAACGCAAAATTGATTTAGGCATTAAAAACGGCACAGTTATAGTGTTTTCCGATGCACACTTTTGGCCTGGCATAAGGTCAACTGCATTTAAGGGCCTGTTGTATGCCATTGGTACATACGCTCCCACAGCTGTGATAGCTAACGGTGATATATTTGACGGAAGTTCAATCAGCAGATACCCCAAAATTGGCTGGAGCAAGACACCCAGCGTAATAGAGGAACTAAAGGCTTGCCAGGCTTGCATGTCAGAGATTGAGGAAGTAGCCAAAGCAGCCAGACATAATGTGCGCCTGCTCTGGCCTCTGGGCAACCATGATGCAAGGTTTGAGACATATTTAGCTGCCAATGCGCCCCAATTTGAGCACACCACAGGATTTAAGTTGTCTGACCATTTTCAGAAATGGAAAAAATGCTGGTCCGTTTGGTTGAATGATCAAGTAATAGTTAAACACCGCAATAAAGGCGGAGTACATGCAACGCATAACAATACAGCTCAATCGGGTGTAACAATGGTTACAGGCCACTTACACAGTCTTAAAGTTACACCTTACGTTGACTACAATGGCGTTCGATATGGTGTGGATACAGGCACTTTAGCAGACATATATGGCCCACAGTTTGAGAATTACTTAGAGCAAAACCCTGTTAACTGGCGCTCTGGTTTTGCAATACTCACATTTGTTAATGGCGTTTTATTGATGCCTGAGTTGGTAATGGTACATACACAGGACACCATTCAGTTCAGAGGCGAAGTTATTAATGTAAAGCAATATTAGATAACCTAGCGGGGATTTTCACCCCGACCTTCCCTTTATCAATGGGATATTCTAAATATTAAATTACAAGGTTAATCTTTACTCCTCGTCTTCTTCTTCTTCGTCATTCCAAACGATTTCGTATTCTGCCTCAGACTCAGCAACCATTTCAGCTACAAAAGCCTGAATTGCAGCAATAAACTCAAAGTCTGCTGACTCAACTTCTAATTTGAAATCTTCGCCTTCAATAACAAGATTGTGATACATTTACATTCCCCATATTCATTTGCAAAATTGCTAGTAAATCTTAATCGGGTTTTGTGAAAGTTTCATTATCTTTAATTACAAATATTTCAAAGTATAAGTACAACAAAAGAATTATAAAGAATGTAAATGCACCCAATAGTAGTATTGACACAATCGTCAAGATATTAAGCATTTAACCTCTTTTAACTTTTGAGTTACACCATCAAAGATAAATTCAACATTTTGTGTGCCGTATTTAGAAAACTCTAAGTATTCCCCAGTAGTTTTTTGATTAAAAATAACATTGGCAGATATGGCAAAGTCCTGCGGTTCTGTCTTAATTCTAAATTGCACAGACCCATTAAAGTTTGGGCAAGCGCCATACACTTCTATCCAGCCATTTTTTGGACTGTAATACTCGATCTTTTCACCGTTTGCCCATGCCACTATTACGTCATAATTTTTATGTTTCATTTACTTTGTGCCTTTCTTAATATTGCGTTAGCAAATTCATATATACCATTTGTTACATTTTTTCCAATACCAGGTTCAGGACTAAAAGTTTTAAACCATTCTTTTTCTATTTCCTCATCTGTCAGACTCATCCATTCTTTAGGCTCACCCTGCTCTTGCTTTGGCGCATTTTTAGTCATTCTTGTCCCCTTGCTTGTAAAGAGTTTGTATAAATGTCTTGTAATTGCTTTGAAAGTTTATTTGAGTGATATGCCATTAAATCCATCAATCTATTTACTGACTTTACAAAACCTGTGTCCCTTCTGGTCATCTGTCTGCGCCATACCCTAATCTTCATTCTTGTCCCCTTGCTCTGATGGCGTTTGAATCGCTTGTCAATGAATATGAATCATGTAATTGCCGAAGTACAGCGCAAAACTTCTCACGCTCTTTTTCTGCTATTAGTTTCGCAAATTCGTATAAAGGACTCATATTTATGGCTGGATTATTCCAACCACATTTTTTAGCCATATCAATTATTTCTTCTTTAGTCATTCTTGTCCCCTCTTTCTTTTATCAACATAACCACACCAACACTTCTGATTCGGCATAAGAATCTTTGGCTGAGCCTTTGGCAAACGAATAGTGCAATCAGGGCATGGCATTCCTAAACGATCTTTACGTTCTTTCTTGTATTCTTTCCAATCTTTCCACACTTCAGCCATATCACCCATTATTTACCCCTTGCACGAATAGCTTGAGCACAAACTAACTCAACCCTTAATGTGTAGTAATCGCTTATGCTATCCATAGCATCACACACCTTTGCACACGCCTCACGTTCATCTTCAGCAATAGCATCAACAATTGTGCGTACCATACCTTCGCTAAAGTGTTCCAAAAGTATTTGTACCGCTGTATCTTTAGTCATTCTTGTCCCCTTCAAAACATTGCTTGACGTTTAGGCATACATTGGACATCAATAATAATGTCCGACATCATGCCTGAGATCATGCGTTTGCTCATTACTGGAACTGGGCGCATACCTCCAGCTTCGCACTCCATTGAGGCTTGTATAACCTCATTACGGCTCATCTGCTGCGCTTGTGGATCTACACGAATAGGCACAATCGGAGGGTTTGTGTAAGTAGGCTGTACTGGCGCATCTAATCTTGGCGCTTGAGTTGCACAACCAGCTAATAAAAGTATTGGAATTAAATATTTCATACGACCGCCTTTAATATACGTTGATTTCTGCCACTAGATCCTGGGCGCTTTTTGAATGTGTCTATCACCAAGCCTTTGCGCATAAGTGGTCTAAGCCTGGGAGATATTGAGCTTGGCCTTACATTAGGCAAATGCTTTTCTAATTCCTCCAAAATACACCCTTCAGGAAACGCTTTAATGGCATCTAGTACAACTTTTTCCATGTTGGTCACATCAATGCTTAGGGCAGCTTCTTTGGATGTATCAGGGTCTGTTGCCCTAGCAAATCCACGACTAACCATTTCACTCAACTCTTGAAATATATTAAATGTTTTCATAATTTACCTTTATTTATCTTAATTTAAAAAAATGGGCGGTCCGCATAAAGCAGCGTTTTCCATTTTCCAACAACTGACGAAGTAGTTATTTGACATGAGGCGCTAACCCTCATTACCGCCCTAAACTTAGAAACCTATGTCATCTACAGGCTTTTTCTCTCTTGGCTCATTCAAGTATGCCCATCCAGACCAAGCAGGCTCACACACAGGAATGGTGTCAATCTTTAGCATCGGACCGTTTTTTGTCTCAATAATGGACCCAATTCGCTGATAGCGGTTCTTTTCTTGACCATTTTGGTCTTTGTATTTACCCACTACAGCTGTCACTTCTTGCGTTACTTTAGACATTAATTTTCCTTAATTTTTCTACTTTTTCGTTTACTTCTGCTAAAAACATAACTACTTCATTCTGCAGTTTCTTTGCGTAATCCTCGTCCAACTCGATGCGCTGCACAAAGAGCTGCAGGTTTTCTGGCAGTCTTGGATCATAGCTCACAAAATCGCACCACTTACGACCAGTACAAACCATTTGCCAAGTCATTTGAGTAATGTATTTGCTTGGTACTTTTTGCGCCAATAGTGTATCTAAGTGCGTACTGGTGTTGGGGCATTTGATTTCTATGAGGCCTTCACTTCCAACCAAACCATCGGGAGATGCACCAGCTTGTTCAATCATTGGATGCACAACAAACCCAACCTGGTTGACCATTTCGCCAGTTTTCAGCTCGTACTGCGCCCTGGCTAGTGGTTCTGTCTCTGTGCCCCATGCCATTGCAGCATTTGAGTAAGATTCCGCAGGCTTGCCAGTCAAAATCTCACAAATAAGTTGCGCCTCATAATTGGCACGACTGGCAGAGTAACCTGACTTTGTCGTAGCAATTACGTCCGCAACTCTGGATGCCGTTACTTTTCCGCAGCGAATAGCAAACCATTCGTCTGTGCCTTGCTCAATATCACTCATCAACACCCCCATTTATGCCCCTAGGCTCAATCTTTTTAAACTCACGCTCTACAAGCATTGCATCTGCAACTTTGTAGGACAATTCAATAACATCTTTGTTAACTGTCTTGCGACCAAAGATAATACCGATAAGGGCCTGGCTTGCAAAATAGTCTCTTAAATCAAGTCTAAAAATGTTTTCTTTCATTTTTTACTCCCAAGTTTCTTTTTGATTTCGTCTTTTTTAACAATAAGTTTCTTTTGCCACTCTTTATCCCCATCTGTTGCAGCAATAGCTTGCACAAATGCTTTTTGTAATGCCTCAATGGTCACGCACTCCTCAAACAGCGCCATGTAATCCAATAATTCAGATTCGTTAACCGTAGATTCAGGTTCTTCACCCTTCGGTACATCTTCACCAGCGTAAATATATAGGCCAATACCATGCAAGGCCAATGATTTAGTCATACAGCGCATGATGGCAGTATTGATCTGAAACGCATCTGGGTTAAGAATAGCCTTGTTGCGGTGATCCATTACTGGAAGTTGGCAAGTCATATATTTGCCAAACAGCTGGGTAGTCACAAACACCATAGCTGTGCTATTGATTTCCATGAAGCACTTGCCGTTGAACATTTGTATATCCCAGGTTGCAGCAGGATCGGCCTCTAGTGCCTTCGCCCATGCCCAAGCCCAGCTAAGGTATGTAAGGTTACCTTTGCGCTCTGTGTGGTCGTTTACGTTAAGTTTTAATAGGTCATTGACGTTCATAGAACCCCCAAGTAACCAAGAATAATAATAACAACCGTAATGATTGCTGCAGCTGTAATAACGATCTTGTCTTCTTTGTCCATAGTAGTCTCAAAATTAGGTTGTGGTGAATCTGGGAATGCCTCTGCTAAAGTGCGAGGAAACTTGCGAGTTGTGTCATTCATAATCTGACTCCTCACAAAGTTCACATCCTGGGTGATCAGGGTCACGACAGTCTGGGTTGTGACGTAGGAGGTTGTACCTAAGAGTTTGAAAGTTGACTGCAGCTTGTAGTGCATCAATTTCGTCTTGTATGCTGGGGTCAAAATAATTTCTATCATTCATAATTTTCCTTAATTTATCTAAACTTACTTGATATCAGTTGTGTGCTGATGATTGAAGTATAGTATAAATTTGCATAAAGTAAACAACTTGTTTAAAAATAATACACAATTTGTTGACTATTTGCTGTTTTTAACTAAAATACAACTATGAACACAAATATACAAAACGACAAAGATTTAATTATTCAATTGGGCGGTTCAAGCGTTTTAGCTAAACATCTTAATTTAAGTAAACAAAGAGTACACAATTGGATGACTAGAGGAATACCAGCTTCTATTAAATTGGCATATCCAAAAATATTTCTAAAAAAACCAAAAAAATGACTAAATATTGCCATGTTTGTGAAAATTTAATATTAGAGCCTGGTTGGTTAAGTACTGCCTGTTATCTTTGTGGGCCTGGTTACGAATTAGGAAAGAATAGGGCACATTCTGCAGTACACCAAGCTATTAAAAAAGGTAAATTAAAACCTGTATCAGAACATAATTGTGTTGATTGTGGTAAAAAAGCAAAATTTTACGATCATAGAGATTACAACAAACCTCTTGATGTTGTTCCTGTATGTCATAGTTGTAATGGTTTGCGAGGTCATGGAATAGCTCTAGATATGAAAAATGTAAAAATTAGAAAAAATAAAGAAAGAAAAACAGAAAAAACTCCAAAATTAATAATTACAAACCCTTTTTTACAAAGAAATTGTGTATAATCCGATCATTGCAGTCGAACGCAATGACTTAGCCACTTAGATAAGTATCTTGTCCCTAACGTGAAAAACGAGGGGAGTTCGACCAAGGTACTTTTTTAAGTGGCTTTTTTATTGTGCACAGCAATCGTACCCCACACGGAGCAGAGCGTTTGAATGGACGGCTTGGGACAAAACACCGCACTCTGATACACCCCAGAGCAAAACGTGACCAGACTTGATTTAGGTACTGGTAAAGCAATTGGTAACTCAGGTGGAATAAACTAGGCCAGTTGTATAAGCGAATAAATCCGTCAAGCGCACTTGGGCTTTTTGTGTAGATAACTTAAGATTAATTATGATGAATAACAATATAGCTGGAGAGGGAATGGTACTATCCACCCTAGTAGAACCTATGGAGAAACAAGAAATGACATTTGAAGATTTTTGGAAAGCCTGGCCCAAATCAACTCGCAAGGGCGGTAAGTCAGAATGTTTAAAAAAATGGCAGAAATACTACTGTGACGCTTGTTCAGACCAAATAATTAAACATGTGGAATGGATGAAGACTACGAATGATTGGCGCAAGGATAATGGCGCTTTTATACCAGCTCCCTTGGTTTACCTTAACCAGCAGCGCTGGGACGGTGCAGAGATACCTGAAACAAGCGTAATGGTCCAAGAACGTGATCCTTACCTGGTTAAACTGGATGAGGAACGCAAGAATTTTGTGCCCATGCCTGAGCACATTAGAGAAAAAATTAAGGGGATTGGTCGTGGAAATTAAAACAATATGGCAGCCAGTACCGCCTTGGCCTGAAAATGCAGAGCTTTTAGAAGCAAAATACGGTATTAAAGAACGCTTGCCTAAAGTAAAAGAATCTTTAAAACACGAAATGCCCAGGCTTTACAAGGCGCTTGGCTATAGAAATACCAATGCTATGCGCAAATGGATTGTCAAAGATGGACCAGTTTGACGAAATGTACGATGATACTGTAGAGCTGTATGCGCACCTGGCGCAGCAGCCTGGCTGGGTTGAATTTATTCGAGATCAAGTCAAGCAAAAGATGCAAAGTAACGTATTATTTACAAGGTTAGCGGAAGACGTAAAAAATAAGATACAGGAACAAAAAAATGCGCAAAGCAGCTCGTAGGGACGTAGGCGAAAAAGATATAGTCGAGGCGCTAAGGGCCAGAGGCGCAACCGTCTATTACTTGGACGATCCCTGCGATCTGTTGATTGGATACAACAATAAGACCATGCTAATGGAGGTAAAGAACCCCAACAGCGCCTATGGAAAGAAAGGCTTTAACGAAAATCAACAGCATTTTGCTGAAAACTGGAAAGGAGGACCGTTTTGCCTGGTTGATTCGCCAGATAGCGCTTTAAGAATGCTGAACCTAATGTTGTCCTAAGTTTGTATACATTTTTGCATGAAATTTAAATTAACTTCGGAACCGCAGGCCAGAGCGCTGATGGTCCGCATTTGGCCTAAAGTGCTAGAGGCGCTCAATAGCGGTAAAGAATTAACCATAGAAATTATTGATGCAGTTCGCTCTAACGATCAAAATAAACTATATCACGCAATAATTGCAGAGATTGCAAAGCAGGCCAAGCATTTGGGCGCACAATGGGATGAGGAGAGTTGGAAGCGCTTTTTAATAGACCAATTTGCCTCAGAAACAGGGCTTGCAGGCGGTAAAGTCGTGCCGAGCTTAGATAGTCAGAGAATTGTTCAATTAGGTATACAGTCTCGTAAATTTACTCAGCAACAGGCATCGCAATTTGTAGAATGGTTGTATTGCTGGTGCGCAACAAATGGTATTGAATTAGATGACACCAAACCCCAAACGTGAATATATCCGCAGTCGTAAATTGCTAGACAATTGCAGATATTTACATTGCCAGATGTGTGGCGCAGATGATGGAACTATTGTGGCAGCGCACAGTAACCAGGGCGCACATGGTAAAGGCAAAGCAATTAAAGCAGATGACAATATGATTGCTGCGCTTTGCTATATCTGCCATACAGACCTGGACCAAGGCTCAATTTATAGCAAAAAAGAAAAGGAACGCTTTTGGCAAAGAGCACACCTAAAAACGATTTATAGGCTTCATGAGGCGAATTTGTGGCCTGAGAATGTGCCAGTACCAGAAACCTATGAAGCCTACCGTAAAAGCCTTATTTAGCCTCTGGATGCGCCTTTTCCATTGGTAGGTGCTCGTGCTTCTTTAGCTTGTCCTCAAGCCTGTGCAACTCGTGCTCAGTTTTCTTTTCGTGCTCACGCAAAACCACATAATGCGATTTAGTTGATGGATAAGATTTACCTTCGATTTTAAAATTGTTCATGCTATTGCATTGCCTTCTTTAAGTTGTGCTATTGTTAAACCGCCTGTGTACTGAAAGTGCGCTAATTCCTTAAACGTCTTCCAGGCACCAGCCCACTCTAATCCGTTTTCCTGCCCAATCCTGCCTACTTCGGCCCAAACTGGATGTGACCCATCCCAGTCTGGCTTGCCATTAACCAAAGGCACAATATCCACAGCGCACCGATGATTATGAAAAGAATCACCTCCTCTGGCGTTTGTGACAATCTTGCCCTCAGTCGTGCGCCCCTGCGCATAAAGTGCATCCTGACTAGCGTTATCCCTGTATGTAGAAGTGACCAAAATATCAATGCCTGCAACCTGGCAAGCCTTGATAAAATTCTCAACTCTTGTTTTAACATTAGGAAGTAAATCATCTAGATTTCTAGAATTAATCATTTTGCCATTAAAGAATTATGTAGCATCTCGTCTTTCTTTTGACTACCAGATGAACTACCAAAATAAAACGCAATCACGCCAGTCCAAGCAGTTGACAGCGAACCCAACATAATCATCAACTCGTCAGACTTTGTTACCTTGTCTGTCATAAGCGCATACAAAATACCAAAGAAACCAATTGTAATTCCGCAGGCCAAGAATGGCGGTATCCAGCTGTGTGTAGCAGTTTGCAGCGCTCGAGCTGATGCACGGTCTTCAGTTGCTAGTTTTTCAAAGTCTAAGTTAAGTTCTTGCGCCTTAGCTTTCAATGCAATCTCAGCTTGTTGAACCGCAGCAATCTGGTCTGCAGTTAACTTGTTAGATTCAAGCATAGTCTTAGCATCATCTTGAGACACACCTAAGACTTTAGACACCGCCTCATACGCCAAACCACCAAGCGGTCCACCGATGGCAGTAAAAATTGTGGGCGCTATACTTTTTAACCAGTCCATATCATTCCTTACAATACTTAGGCCAATAGCCTGTTTGACGAAAAATATGCTCACATTCTACATTTGTCGAGTCTTCATAGTAATGTTTTAAGAACATGATGTGCCACTCTTGTCCGCTTTTCTTGCTTTTGTAATCAAGATTAATCTGATACATCAACGCTGCAATTGTAAAAAAAACCACGAAGACCGCAATACAGATTGCAATTCTAAGATTCCATCTCTCCAAACTTTCACGTTTTCTTCTTTGGTTAGCTTTGTCTTTTTTTTTAACTTTTCATCTAAAAGTTTCTGTTGGTTTTCTAGCTTTGTTCTTTCAGCTATAAACTCTGTCCAGACTGCTCCAAGCTCAGGCGGTGACTGATACACCAACATCTGCCTTAAATCGTACTC